TGCCGTCGGCGCAGGCGTAGATGGCGTAGTCGGTGCCTGCTGTGAGGGCGGGCATGGTGATGGCGGTGGCGGTGGCGAAAGAAATGGTGGTGCCGTCGACATCGACCACGGTGCCGGCTTTGATTTCGGCGGTGCTGGCGGTCAATTTTGTGAAGGCGACGGTGGTGGTATCAGCCTTGCGGAACAGGTCGTTGGGCATGGGCAACACCGGGAAGCTGCTGAAGGTCTTGATGCCAGCGATGGTTTCATTGCCCGACAGCGACACTTTTTCGGTGTCCAGCTCATTGATGGCCGCTTGCACTGTGGTGGCGGCAATGTTGCCAGCGGGGGTGTTGGCTGTGGCGGCTGCCGTGGCGGCTGGCAAGGTAGACCAGGCTGCGCCCGTCCAGGCGCGCATGCCTGGTAGCACCGTGTCCCAGTACAGCGCGCTGATCAGCAGGGCATTGCCGTCGTTGTCCAGCGTTGGGGCAACGGCTTTGGCGCCAAGATAGCGGTCGTCGAACGAGTCCAGGGCAAGCTCTGACGCTGCTTGTGCGGCAAGTGCGGCATCACGGGCATTGTCTGCGCCAGTCTTTGAGGTGGCGGCATTGTTGGCCGAGGTCAGGGCGGCGCTGGCTTGCGAGCTGGCTGTGGCGGCGCTGGCGGCTGCGTTGCCCGACTCGGTAGACGCTGTAACAGCACTTGCTGCTGCTGCCGTTGCTGAGTTGGTAGCGCTTAAGGCGCTGGCTGTTGCGTTTGTTGCGTTGGTCGATGCTGTTGTGGCTGAGCCTGTCGCACTTGCAGCCTGGATGCCCGCTGTGACTGAGTAGTTGTAAGCGTTTGTCTCTGAGTAGGAGGCATTTAACACACTGGTTGCTGCGTTGCTTTCGCTGATGGCGGCGGCTGCTGAGCTGCTGGATGCGTTCCCAGCACTTCCAGACGCTGCTGATGCTGCTGCGGTTGCAATCGCCGTTTGATCGGATACTGAGGCGTAAATGCTCTGCGCTGCTGCCAGCGCCTGCTGACTTGCGTCAATCGGCGGGTATGGAATCGTTGTGATGATTTCATGCAGATTGCAGTTGCTGTTTGGAACGCTTACCGTAGCGTCCAGAAACCGCTTGTTGTTCGTCGGGTTAACAGCTCGTACCTGGTACATCGAACCATTAACACCTAGCTCATTCGGCCATAGATTCAGCACTACGACACCCGTGGCATCAGCCGTCCCGGTGACAATCTCGGGCACGATCAGCCCGTTGTAAATCTCGGTTTGATTGAGTTTGGCCGTCAGCACGGCCCCCGCTACCGGGTTGCCATTCTGATCATTCGCAGTGCATGTGACTGCTACGGTGGGTGTGGTCATGTTTGCTCCAGCGCATCACTGCGTTTAAAAGAGATTGTCGTTACTGGTAAAGAGGCGTAGGATTAGGGGATGACTAACGATGAACTAATGCGATCTGCTTTGGTCGGCATGTCGATACCCGTTTATGCATGGCTAATCCAAAAGGCCAAGACCTATCTGAGCGCCGCTAGGGATAAACGCGGGTGCAGTCTTTTGCAGCATCTGGGCTACCGTTTGGGCCGACTGTGGTCTAGCACCTACCGCGCCTCTAAGTAGTCCCTGCATCGCTGGCGTGTACATCGCCGCACCACCGACAAGCCCCATCGGAATGGCCGGGTTGAGCGCATAAGACGCAAGCCCACCCGCGCCCATCATCAACCTGCCCGCTGTCCCGCTATCGGGCACCTTGTTTGTCAGGGTTGACTTGCCCACAGAGCTCAGGTCTTGCATCAGCGCATTACCCTCTGCAAACCTTGCCTTGTCCTTCGACCTGTCAGCCGCCTTCACCGCGTTGTGAAGTTGCGCGGGGCTGAACATGCCATCTTCTGCCGCCACACTGGAAGCGGCTTTTTGCACCCGCTTGAAGTTGGCCCAGCCGGTATCAATCGCCCTCAGCTCTGTCGCCAGTTTCGGGTTTGACCGAATCGACAGGTCTTTCAGGCTTGATCCGAGCTCTTTCAACGCATCGCCAAGCAGTCGCGCATCGGGGTCTTGCGAAGCGCCGTAGCGTTTGATTTCGTTGGACAAATAGCTTTGTGTGTCCTTGAGCGTTTGCCCGGTCATTGAGTTTTGACCTTGGAACTTGCCAATCACACGATCCCGCAATATCTGCTCAAACTTGTTACTGTACTTGGGGTCAAGTGCCCCCTGTTGCACCATGCCTTGCAAGTTCTTCACACTGGCAGCAAAGGGTTGATCTGCCTGTACCGTCATCTTTGGAATGAGTGCATCGTACTTATTCCCCAGCGTGCGCCGGGTGTACTCGATTGCGTCATTTCCAAGATTGATATTGATCGGCAGGTTTTCACCCACCGGGGAAAGCGCCCGGTTCATCGCGGCCCGGTTCAGTTGGCCACTTGACTTCTGCCGCGCCGCCGCAATTGCATCGCCCATGATAGGAAGGCTCTGCGCCTTTTCTTCGACGCGATTGGCCCAACCGCCCAGCGTTTGCCCAATGGTCGGGGTAATGCCTTCTTTTTTGAGCATGGCGAGATTGGGGTCTAGGCTGGCTTTCGGGCTGATGACCCGGCCAATACCACCCGCCACAGCAGGCACCAAGCCGCCGCCGATAGCGCCCGCCGCGATCTGCTTGCCCTTGTCGCCAAAGTAACTATCACCACCCGTTACAGGGTCTAGCAAGGCGCTTGCACCGCCGCCCATTGCGCCGACACCGATACGGCTGGCAAGGGTAGCCGCTTGGGGCAATTTAGCCGCCAGCGCAAGGTTTGCCGGGTTTGCAATATTGCCCAACACACGGTAGCCGTCAAAGCCGGATTCTCCGCCCGCCGTTCTGCTTTGCTGATAGCTTGTCTCGTTGTCGCGTATCTGCTGATTAATGCCACCTTCTGGCAATCTGCCAACCATGCCGGTCTTGTCAGCCAGCCAGTTGTTCAACGAATTACCCGCGTTGACAATTCCGTTTGGCAGAATGTTCGTCAGCAGTTGAGCGCCGCCGTCAATAGGGTCGCGCAAGCCTTTGGCGATCTTGTCGGTTCGGCTTACCGGATCTGCTGTGGGCGCGGGTTCAGCCGTGGCGTATTTAGTCCACGGCCCAGTTTCAGTATCTTGGTACTTTTCCCAAGGGCCAGCCATTATTGTTTCTCCCAATTCGACGGGTCTGATGGGTTGCCGCCTTTGAACTTAAAGCCGTCAATAACCTGCCCCTTCATGGGTGCGCCGCTGGGTTTTGGTTTACCCCAATCACCACCCGCGCCGCCCGTGTTGGTGCCCGTCAATCGCCCCCGCGCCGCGTCCATGTCTTTTGTGATGCGAGAAATAGAAGCCCGGAATGCCTGTTCGCCCATTGCAGGGTTCAGTGCGCCCACCGCTGCGGTTAGCTTTTTGCCCTCTGCATCAGACAGTGCGCCCATGCCTTTAAGCTGGGAAACCATCGGCAAGAATGCCTGCGACTGGAAGGTGTCAAGCTCTGCTTTGAAGTTGGCAGACTCCGAACCCGGCATTGTCGGGAATGCCCCCGTAATGCCAACAGAACGGGCTAGGCCGGGGTGCTTGCCAAGTCGATCCAAAGAACCCAGCATCACGTCAAAACTAGCCACCTGCCCAGCTTTTGCAAGGTCTGCCGCTGCTTGTTTTTCGCTCAACTTGATCCCGTTAGCCTGTTGTGAAATGGCGTTCAGGTCACGCGCCCGCGAATCCGTCATGTTCTGGCCGCGAATGGCGATCTGGTTGCTGGGAGACATGCCCATTTGGAATGATTGCCCTGCGTCTGGCTTTGCCCACAATTTGCGGTCGCCAGTGTCGATCAGTTGCGGAGCGACATAACCCTGTTCGCCCTGCCCCACCCGCTGCCCGTATTCGTCAAAGCCTTGCACCAGCTTGGAACCGTTCGGCCCTTCAATGTCAGCCGTGCGAGCCACTTTGTCACGGCCAAAATTACGGGATTCTGCCAGCGCCTTGACTTGTTCAAATGGCACACCCTGACGGATCAATTCCTGATAGTCAATTTGTGGCGCAATCGCGCTCTGTGCGCCGATCTGCAAATCAGGGGGCAATGCACTGTTGACCTGATTCGTCGCGCCCATCGGCCTTCCAGCGCCACGGATGAGCGCTCTAATGCGCTCTGCTTCCATTGCCTGCGCTTCCTCTTGCTTTACCTTGCGCTGGTCAGCATCCATCAGCATTTGCGCGTGCTTGCGTTTGAGGTCGCGGTCTTGTGAGCCAGCTATGGTTTGGCTCATGGCATTGACACCACCGCCAAAGTCGCCTTTGATCATGCCTGCTGCAAGTGCTAACAAGCCCTGGCTCTGTGGCGAGTCCCAGCCGTCTCCAAGTAGTCCAGCCATGATCAACGACCTCCTGAAACGTAGTTTGGAGACAAGCTGTAACCATTTTGCAGACCGTAATCCTGTTGCGATGTGCTACCAAGTCCAAGGTTCAGATTGCTGCCAATCTGCGCCCCAGCCAATGCCCCTCCGATAGCCCCCATTGCCCCGCCGCCAGACGTGCTTGTCGTGCTTTGCGTGCCGCCCAAGCCAGAGTACGGGCTGATGGTGTTGCTGTAGTTCTGCAAGGCCGTTATGGGTGCGTTCTGGTACTGCTCGCCCAGCGCGGTCTGACCTGAGCCAATGCCAAGGTTTCCGGTGTTGCCCAGGTTGTACAGGTTCGCGCCCAACTGCATACCAGACTGATCCAGCCCGCGCTGTGCGGTATAGAAGTTTTGCATCTGCCCCTGGTTGCCAAGGTAGAAGTTTTGATCGAGGCTTCTGTTTTGCGTGGTGTTGGCCTGGTTGCCAAGAAACAAGCTCTGGTCAAGCAACTTATTTTGCAGCGCCGCGTTCTGGTCGCTGTTGTAGGCATTACTGAACAGGCTGGCTTGTGCCGAGTTCACGCCGTTTTGCGCATTGGCCGCTGCCACACCTTGGGCAATGCCCTGTCGCGAGCCGCCATACTGCCCAGCAGCGGTCGCGCCATGCCCAATACCCGGCATGACATTCTGCGCCAGATTCTGGTTGCTTTGGTTCTGGATGTTTTGCGCTTGCTGCGCAATGTACGGGTTTTGCCCGAACTGAGTTGGATCGTATGCCATGATTTTTCCTTATGCGTAGCCTGAACCGTTGCTGTCTGTGCCTGATCCACCCGGATTACCGCCACCGTCGCCGCTGGATTGGTCGCCACCATAACCACCACCGAAGTCATAACCGCCGCCGCTGTCGTTGCTAAAGCCCATCATGCGACTCAGTAAAGAGTTAAGCCTATCTTCTTCAGCCTTCTTTGCAGCTGCAATACGCGCTTCTTCAGCCGCCTTCATGCGTGCCACTTGGTCAACAGCAAACTGCACCGCAAACGGCCCCGGCTGGTTGAGTTGTGCAGGCTGGTAGCTCATGGCTTGTGGCGCAATGCTGCCCCCGCGTCCGTTGACTGAGCCTTGGAAGTCGCCGCCGCCCTGGTAGCCGCTGGTAAACGGGTTCGCCGCCATACCGCCGCCCATCAGCCCCATGCCCATGTTCTGCATTTGGTTGTAGCCTTGGGCCGAGTTGGTCAACTGCGCCCATTGGTTATCCATGCCGGTGAGCATTTGCCCATTCAGTCCGCTTGGATTCGCTTGGTACAAAGCCTGCGCTGATGGAATCACGCCGTTTGCGCCATACACCGCACTTTCCATGCGCGGGTCGAGCGTTTGCTGTGACGATTGCGTCTGCTTGGATTCCTTGCCGCCAAGAAGCCCGCCGATCAATGGCCCTGCGACAGCTCCGAGAATTGAACCTAACATGATGAATCCTTTCCTTAACCTAAAAACTTCCAAGACCCGGCGTAATAGCCGTAAAACCCTTCACTCACCCCCAACACACCCGCGGCTGCGTAGCGCAGCATGCCGTCCCTTGGCTTTGCGGGTGCCACAGTGGTCACGTCCTTTTGCCCATCGGCCAGTGCGTCCAATGCGTTCTGAATGTTGGCAAGTTCTTCGCGCAAAAACTGCGCCAACGCTTGCGCCGAATCTGGCACGATCCCGGCGGCATAGCGCCTGATGCCCGCGGCCCTCAAAATGCCCCCGCTTCGGTAATGTCAATGTCATATGAGTCAAGCCGCCACATCAGCGCCGTGCCTGCCTCGAACTTGACAGCCAGGTATCTGCCCGACACAAACTGATCCACGTTGACCGTCTGCCCAATCACAAAGTCAACCGGCGGGTTGTAAGTGACATTACTGTACGGATCATCCGAGAAGCCGACATGCACCTTCACCGTCGCCCCGTTGGAGCCGTAAATGCGCGGGCGAATGCGGCTCATGAGCTTGATCTTTTCAGGTGCGCCAAAGGACAAGCCCACACGCTCTAAATATCCCACCACGGACACCGTGTCAAAGGTAGCGCCACTGTCAAGCAGGTAGAGCTTTTGGGCGTCACTTGCCATGACCGACAGCGTGCGCGTCAGGCTGGACTGCACGCCGTCCCATAGGGTTGTATCAGCGTCCCACACGTTGATCTCGCTGTCCCACGTTGCCCCGCCAAAATCGTCAACAGCACCAGATGCGGCATGGTTCAATGTGGGAATGTCGCGGAACGAGATTGTCTTATCGACAAAATTCCACACCATCGCCTTGTTGCACTTTGTGTTTCCAAGCGTCGGATAACACACAAACACCTCGTTATAGAGCCGATTGACAAACACAAAGCACTTATCCGAGTTGTCCTGGTCTATCTGGCGAAACAACTCCCTGCGGGTTTGCTTGTCCAGCACCGACGTGGCCGTTTGCCCGTCATGCACGATACAGTCGTTTGACGAAAGAACAAAGTGCAACCCGTCCAGTTCCGCAATGCAGTTCTTGGACAAAGCACCAGAGGCTCCCAGCACTTTCTGGAAACGGTAGATGTACGCACCGCCCGTGAAATCCATACGCCAAATGCTGGTTTCCTTGTAGATCATGAACGAGTCGCGCAAAGCGAGTCCATCCACAATCTTGTCGTAACCGTCTGACAAGTCAACCTCACCCGCGTCCTTGGTTGCGTCGGCAATGTCCCAAGTCACAGGAACAGCGCCAGGGTCTGCCGGGTGGCTCCACTTGACCATAAACGGGTAGTTAACCCCCTCCTTGGTGATGTTGAGCGCGATCAAGCTGTTCTTGTAAGTCCGCATCGACGCACAGGTGTAGTTTGACGGCCAAGCACTCAAGGCACTAGCCTTGCCCGTCAGCAGCCATTGCTGGGGAACGTCCACACCGTTGTTCAGCACCGGAATACCACCAATCAAGCAACTAGTCCAACTGTTGCGAGTTGCACTGTAGTCCACGTCCACCGACGCTGTTTGGCGTGTGATGTTGGTGTGGGTCGGGCCGTTGATCACGGTGTAAATCTTGCCAGCACCCGCATAAATCCACGCCCGCACACCCAAGATGTTCACTGGCATTACATGGTAGGGCACCACGGCTGCGGTCGGGTAAAGCTCTTTGTAACCCAACACCTGAGACGCTGCACCATCCAGAAAGCGCATGTTGTTGGCATCCGTCCACGCCTGAATCGGCAGCTCATGTTGCGACAGGTCTTTATTGACGCCAACCGACCCAATGCCTTGGACCCTGATGATGGTCATTGCTGTCCAATCAGGAGTTGCGAGGCCAGCACGTTGTTACCGCTGACCATCTCGTTGCGAAACGACTCCACCGCCACACTGGTAGAACGTTGCTGCTTGCTGTTCTCGATCAGAAGCACAGGCATCCAAGTCATGGCACAGGCGCGTTCTTTGGTCGTCTCGCCCGTCGTTGGGTTCGTGCCGTCCAGTTCAATCGACCAGGCGCAGCGGTGAATCTTGCCCTCGCGCACTTCCTCGCACTTGGAGCCAAGCGGACAGGTGATGACGGTTTCAATGCTCATGATTAACTCTTGGCGCAAATGATCATGTCGATGTAACGTGGCGCCCAGTTGGTCTGGCTGGAGCCGTTGTCCGTGGTGCCTGAGTGGGTGTG